TAGAGGATTATCAACAGTATCGGATGATGATTCAGGATCAAAATATGCATTAAAGTTGTAATCATCAACATACTCTACTTCAAATATAAACGAGTCTATCCCAGTACCAGTCGCCAGACTTAGCGTAACATTCTGATTGTCAGAAAGATTGTGATATGTTTGAGAAGTCATAGATACCTTCTCAGAATCTTTAGCAGTAACAGCCGCAGACATGCTACGCACATTGAGAAGGTTTTCAATAGGGCGCATTTCAAGATACGTATTGGTGCCGTAGACAGAATCAGAAGGCTTTAGAATAGAAGTACTAGGATAGAATACCTCAACCTCTTCATCAAAGAACATACGGAAAAAGAGTCTTAGCGACTCTTCTGTACCTTTTCTTCTATAAAAATCTGTGATATGCTTAATGACAAAGCGAAGATCGATGGAAGTTTCGTACGGGAAGTCCTTCATGTACTTCTCTTTGAAGAACAATAGGAACTTATCGAAATCTGCCGTGTCTACGTTTCGTGCGTAAAAAGCATCACGAAACTTAGGCAACTCTTCGTCAATGTATTGGTAGTATGCTTTTACGAATTCGACATACAGCCCCGACTCTTCCCGATAAATCGCAGGAAACTGACTCGGAATATCTGTATGCAGATTCTCTCTAATTCGACTTACGTTATCTCTTACAGCCATTTTACACCGTGCTCATTGAAATTCTAATGTCTTGGTTACGAATGACAAGAATTCTATCTTTAGTAGAACTAATATCTTTCTTAACAGTGTTAGCGTAGAACTTAATAGCGTTGCCAACGTATGCGTCAACAACGAAGTTTGTTAGTCGTACTTTACCTGTTTCATAGTCAACCGTACCAACACCTTTCTTGAACACACGAGGGGTGGCAGTGTCAGCAGTAATAGCAATGATGTTGCCTCTACCATCGTCTTGTAGTTTAACAATTGAGCCGTTCAATGTAAAGCGACTTGTTTCAATAGATGGTTTGTAAGCGGCGAATCCTTCTACTTCATTGAAGCCGTAAGGCACTACCAATTCAGCACTGAAGTCAAACAATGGGTTAGCAAGGTCTGACAAGATTGGCTTGTACTCGATAATTGGTCGAGCAAAGATATCGGTAGATACGATAGAAGGATCACTTGCATCAATCATATTTGAAAGCCGTGATTGGCGCAAAGTGAAGTTGAACTTGTTGAGTGTGGTATCGCTGTAAGTCGTAATCTTATCACGGATGATACTTTCGATTAGTGAAGGACTCTTAGAAGTCACACGAGTATCATACACTGAAGATATCTCTAAATCAACATACATGAATTGCGCTGGCAAGAAGACTGGCTCAATTGTGAGAGGAGTCTTTGTGCGAATGAAGTCACGGAAGTTTTTAATGTCCGTAGCAGATGCACCGTCAGCATTGTACACGTCAACTGAGATGATTACTTTACCGTACTGTGGAGGATCAACTTCGTCACCACCGTAAACAGAGATAGTCTGAATACTTGGGAACTCGTTCATCAGCAGAACTTCATAGTCAGTCTTAGTTACGGCACGTTCTTGTACTTGAATAGACTTAGGAGCAAAGAATTTGATATCTTCTAGCGTCTCACGTTCTGACCCCTGAGATGCTTTGTTGTTACCGTTGTTACGAACTGAAGCTGAGTAACCGTTAATGTTTGATACTGCAACGAAGTTACCTGCACCGTTTGCTTCTTCACCTTTAGTCACACGGTATTCAATTTCAATCACTTCACCGTTAGAAGGTTGACGACCAAACTTGTTTCTACCAAAATCTATTTTGTAAAGGTTATCGAAGTGCGCTTCAACATAGAACACTGGATCAGATTCGGATACACCAAAGATAGAAGAGGTGCGCTTGTATTCTGTGCTGTTAGCGTTATCGGCTGCACTGTCGTATACTTTAATACGGATACTATCTACATCAACATTCTCATTATTTACAATAAAGTCTTGACTTCTAGACGAATCTACTGTATAATATTCTTTAAGAATCTTCCCTTCATATACTTTAAGTCCTTCTACACGATAAGCTCCACCAGATGTAGGCTTAACAACGTAATCTTCATCAGTTAGGAATGTGTAAGTCTTAGTTCCACATTGTGCTTTAAACTTAGTATGTCTTGGGATAGTAATGAATGGTGGTGTACGTGATAGACCAGATGTAGCAGACACGTCTGTATTAAAACGTAGATTTAGATATGCTCTTGCAGAGTTACGAGAACCAGCAACGTAGTTCAACTCTTTAGCATGGGACATAGCATTTTCCCTCAACTGTGCAGAGTCGAGGAACATTTCAGAGAATGCCATGTTATTGTAGAAGTTATTCTGGAACGTATTCTTCGCAAGAATGTCTAGTAGAACATTCATGTTAGACCCTTCAAAGTCATAGTCTTGGAATTGATCCTGTGACTTCAAAAAGTTTTTCAGATTTTCCTTAATCTGGAAGAAATCTAGTTCGGTAAAAGGTGCCTGTGCCATTATCGTACCCTTGTTAGAGTTGTGACTAACGTTATATCGTCTTCACTATTTATTACGTTGAATACAACAATAATTTGAATCGTATGTAAGTCTGGATTAGCCAAAACATCTACACCAATCAGGTTAGCCCTAGGCTCATACGTTTCTATTGTCTCTCTTATAATCTGCTTTGCCAAGATAACTGTATCTGGCATGATGTTCTCAAATAGTAATTTACGGATATCAGATCCGAGTTTAGGCTGATATGGTCTTTCTCCCTTATCAGTCAACAGCAGATTTCTAATTGACTGTTTTACTGCCTCTTCGTTTGTGATACGTGCAAGGTCCTGACTCACAGGATTCCTATAGAAATCTGAGAAGAAGTCCGTATACAGTGTGCGCTTGGCAGTAATAGGTGTTTTGGTAGCCATTTCTTTACCTTTTTGTTTTATTTATACTGATCATATCAATTGTCGTTCAGCATTACCTAGTTCGTCTACAGTGAATCGACCTCTTCTACCACTTATAGCATCGTTGTATGTGTATGAATATCCTTTACCATTCTCAAGTGCATCCTTAACAGCTATCGCTTGGTCCAAAGATGCATATGAAGCTACAACTGTAATTTCTTCCATACCTGTTGGATCAGTCGCTTTTACAATGTATCCACGTCTTCCCGCAATAATACCTTCAGGCAATGCAGGCTCTTCAACTGGTGGCACTGGTGCGGCTTTACCTTTTCTGAATCCATCTTGCAAGTGCATAGCCAAGTAGTTGTCGAATCTGTGACCTCTTTCCCAAGTGCGTCTTGATCCAATGTCTAAGTGAGTGAAGTTGCCACCAGTGTAATATGCAATTCCTAAGAAACCTTCTTGAGAAGCAATGCGGATGAAGTTGCGAATATCGTCATCACTAAATCCTGCCATACTGATATCAACTGCTAGACCAGATTTGTGTTGAGAGTTTTTAGCTCCACCAATACGCTCATTATATTCTGGTGAGCGATATCCACTGTTGATTGTCAAAGTCTTACCCATGCGTCTTGCTACAATCACTAGCTTCTGCATAACTTCTGTTCGAATCTCAGAGAATCCTGCGTTTGGACCAGCATCACTTACTGACTTGCCCATGTTTATCACAGAAGGCGCAAACTTCAAGTATCCGTCCATACCGCTTGGACCAAGTGCAGATAGTGCTTCGTTTTCAGCATCAGTCAAATCGTCTGAAGCGACATAGTGTTCTGGTTCTGGTAAATCGACAGGCAACTCTGTAGGCTTACTGTCACGTTCAATTGAAGGTTCGTTTTGCGCTTTTACAATTCTCGCTTTACCTTCTTGAATGCCTTTCTCATCAATACGTACTGCGCCAGCATTCACTGCGTCTTGTGTACGTACTTGAGCAACATCACGTACTACAGCCTCTTCGGTTTTCAATTTGCTCATAAAGTCTTTCAATACATTGACTGGAGACAACATAAACAATTGAAGCATTTCTGTGAATTGACAGAAACGGAACATCAAAAGACCGATAACAGCAGGAGTGATTTCTTCGAACTGATCAACTGCTTTGCTTACGAATTCGCCAATCTTATCTTTCAAGCCAGTAACGCTATCGCCAGAAAAGAAGTTCTTAATGTTAGAAACCATTTTCTGTAGTTTCTTTTTGATCTTCTTAGCGCCTGCTTTCACATTCTTAACAAATGATTGTGCAGACTTGACAATACCATCAACCTGTGCTTTCAGCGTCTCGGCTAATTCATCAACAATCTTTTCAAGTTTGGCTTTTAGTGCAGTAAATGGTCCAAGTATGTCAGCTAGGTTAAAATCTAGTAACGCACCAAGCAACTGTCCGGCTAGTGTTATCTTGCTAAGAAGATCCCCTAGCTTGCCGAACGGGTTGATTGAGGCACTACATAGACCACCGGCTATAGTTAGACCAAGGTTATCTGCATAGTAAAATTCTAATTGCTTTAAAAGAATGTCAACGTCTTTAGGCGTATTAGGCATCACTCCATTAATGTCTTCTGGAATTGAAGCACGATAGTCTTTCAGAGTTTCACTAACCTGTTCCGCATTCAGACCAGTCTCATTCAGAAAGTCAGCTATCTCTGGGAAGAGAATAGGACCTTGCTTGTATCGACTATCAGTATACGGATATGCAGAGGTGTTAGTTACTGGCAAAACAGCCGCTAGTCCACTTGAGATATCTAGTAGCGTTTGCGTATCGTAGTTATCGGCAGGATTGTTCTGCTTATTAACAATGTCAAACATATTCAAGTTTGGGGCAGAACCCGTCTCTAGAATATAATCTCCGTAGATACTTGCCGTTGTTTTAGGAAAACACTTCATTAGGTATCGTCTCCAAGTCTATCTGTATGTGGTGAAGGCGATGGGTAAACAGTCGAAACGCCTGCTTCACTATTCTGCGAAGGTCTACGTGCTTCTGGGTCTTTAAGTTTAGGCATCTTAGGTAGCTCTGGTTGTGCAGGTACAACTGAACCCGCCCCGCCGTTCTCACCAAGACGTACTTCCTTACCATCAAGATAAGATGTTCCACCAGATAGCATATCTATGTTGCCACCAGAATTAACATTAAACGCTCCATCGTTTTTGATGCCGATCATTCCTTCTGAGCCTATATTTAACTGACTCTTACCGAATGCATTCAATATGGCATTCGTGTTGAGTACCATATCTGCTTCAGAAACAAAACTCATTCTTCCTGACAAAGCACCTAGACGGACGTTTTCAGCCGCAGCTACGTCTATGTCAGTAGAGTGTGCTTCGATAGAAACTTTAGCACCACGTAGTTCCAATGCTTCAGCGGCATTGATAGTCGCTTTACCACGAACTTCTAAATTGTAATTCTCGCATTCGATGTTAACGTCACCTTGTACAAATACGTTATTAGAGCCACCTTCTACTTTTACGTTCCAGTCACCCCCAACATTCTGATTAGTGTCACCGTCTGAGCGTTGGTACATGATACCCTCAGTGGTGTTATACGTATCACCGAATGATTTAATAAATACAGTACCATGTTGATCTATCTGTACAACGGTACCTGTGTTGTGAGTGATAAGCATATAGCCATCACCATCTGAACCTTCGTCATTGATAACAACAGAGTTACCGCCATTCTTAGCTTGAAAGACAACAGTGTTCATACTACGTGAAGGAGAGATTGTATCAGGTTCAGCCCAAGTGCGTTCACCAGGTCCCTCAATCTTATCACGCTTTGCACCGCCTTGAACAACAGTAGAAGTATGATGGGCTTGCTCACCACTCAACCATGGACTGATCGGTACCTTTCCAAAGTTGTCAAGATAGTCTTTTGATATTTTAGCCATCAGCCGCTCCGTTATCGTCTATGTTCTGACCATAGAGTGTTCCTATAATAAATGGATGTTGTGCGTCTCTACCGTCAGCAAAGAATCCTACTACCCAATCTCCCTCATCAGGAATACACATCATTTTACCGTATGTTCCATTTACAACAAATGCCCATGGCAAGTCTTCATCAAATACTTCGTCTTTCTCAGTCTTATCGATTTTAGGATCGTTTGGATTCGATGATGGATGATATCCGAAAGCACGTACACGCACCCGACCACTATTCGTGGGATCATCTTTATCGACAACTTCGCCGATAAACCAATGTAATTGCATTCCAGTTTCAGGTGTAAACATTTATAACTCCGCTATGCGTCTGCTAGTGGACCACGTGAGACTGTTAGTGTCTGAACGTAAGTCGATTCCGCAAATTCATTATTAATAGACTCTACTAGATAGTATCCAGAACGTTGTCTATCTATAGGCTGTTCTGTTTTATCCCATGTAGTAAAGTATGGTATTTCTAGTTCAATGATATCGCCAGCTACGATTTTATTATCTCCGTAAATCTTCACCACGTATCTTGATTGCTTGTAATCGTAAAAGTAAGATTTCTTCTGAGGATAGACTTCACCATAATTAGTTTTTGGAGATAACCCGTAAGCGTTTTCCCTATCGCTATCCGGATAATCTTTAATAACAAAGTCTTCTGCTGGATTATTTAGATGTTCGTCAATGAAGTCCTGAGTGTGCAGTAGATTGACTGCTAGAGGTGCACCGGGTATGCCACTGCCAGGATAGTAATATTCAAACGTAGCGTATTCTGTATGGTCATACTCCGTAGTGATAACTCTTCGGTTGATGATATCAACTTCACTCAACTTTCTACGATATGCGCCAGATTTCATACACTCAAACGTATCAACAGGGCTTTGCATTTCAATTGTAATCAATCTGCTCATGCGCTCTTTCTCGGCTTCTGGCGTCTGATCTAGTGTACCAGCACCATATGAATATTTCTTTTTAGCCTTTTGCGCACGATATACCATACTTTCGAGATTGACGAAGTTGTACTGATCACGGTTTTCGTAGAATCTGAAATAGTGTGATTTGAAGTTTGCGTCATATGCCTTTCTCGACATTAGATGCATGGCTTCTTCTGGGCGATAATTCGGTATTACTATTTTAGCATCACCATCAGTAGGTTGCAAGAACAATCTTTTTTGAGTGCCTTGTCCATTGTCATAGTAGTAGTCATCAAATAAAACTTCTACTTGCTGATCCACACTAACATATCGTCTATTCGATCCTGTGCCGTCAGCGATACAACGTGAAACTGTATATCTATCTGACCAGAACTTGCCCCATGATACAAAGTGAATGGTGTATTCAAGCATAGAGTCATCGTTTTCTTTGCCACGACGGATATCTGTCACTGCATAAATCATCATATCTTCAGTACGTGACTCACCTGCCCAATCTTCATATACTATAGTGAGTTTTTCTTGCCCACGTATAGGGAAGCCGTAGTACACTCCATTTGCATCGTAAATCTTTGCGCTACCACGTAGATAGCCTTTCATGATGGACTCTTCGATGTTCCATACATGTACTAGACCTTTTATGTCTGACTTAGCATCTGATATTGCTTGTTGGTCAGTAGGTCTATCTCCTGCACCAGCCTCACTACTACCTTCAGTAGTGATTGTTGATAGCTCAAATTTCTTGAGCGTATACTTGCCTGCAGGTTTAAATTGCGTTTGATCAGCCATTCATCAGTCTCTTAAATTCACGGGCGATTTGTTCTGCATAGTCTTTATTGACTACTTGAATAACTCGCTTATTTTCATTCGCTTCAAGTTCAGCGTCATAGATTCGCACAGCAGTCCATTCATACTTGCCAGCGTACTCTTGGTCGAATATGCTTGCTAGTTGCCAAGTCTCTAAACTTACTTGGATGGTTTCTCCGTCTTCGTCTTGCGCTTCGTAATATAATATGTTATCATCAATAGTAGCATTCATTGTCCATTCAATTACTTGCTGCGGAGTTGGATTCGTATCTCCAGTGCTTGCAACATATTCTTCTTTATACTTATCTGCAATGTATGCATTCAAGTTAGCATCAGTCATCGGCCAGTCTTTGTATGGATCAAGCGAGTCGTTTGCTAGCCAAATCATCCACACGTAGTCAACTGTTCCGTAGTAGTAATAAGATAGTTCCTCGACCGTCTCATCATTCTTAATTGTGTAAGGCATGTAGACATTAGGATTCTCTGCTATAGTGCTTTTAAATTTCGCACGTTTAGTAATATCAACTAAGTTCTGATTAGTATGCTTTACTACTGGAAAGTTCTGAAAATACTTAGGCATGATTTAGTCCTACTGATCTAATATGTCTTTACGGGTGTGAATTTGCGCTTCGGTTATAGTCATAGACATATTAACGAAAGCCGGCTTACCGCCTTTGTTTAGTGCTAGACCATTAGGAGTGTAGTCGGTCGTAAACGTATTAATCATAGCCGTCTTGTAATAATAGAAGTATCTCTGATTAATACCTGTGAAGTATACGTCAACAAGTGCTGGGTACTCAAGTAATGCCCTAGAGAGTGCGCTTTCGCCTTGAGTTGGATAATCAGGCAACATGTTCGCTTTGATGAATCTAGAAATTGTGTTAATCTCAGTCGCTTCTCTTTCATTGCGTGGTGACAACTGCCAGTTAAACGTATGTTGCTTTAAGTCTACACCATCAAATTTCAATGCTACGTGAGGGTTGATAGCTGTACCAGTTGCAATGTCAATACCTGAGGCTATGCCTCCACCACCGGGAATAGAATCTAGTGCGTTTCTTCCTATAAACTGCCCGAATAGTTTAGCCGATGATGCAACAGCAGCCGCACTCTCAGCAAATCCACCTGATCCGCCTGCTAGGTTATTGAGTCCAGAAACAACATCAGAACCTAGTCCAGACGCATTGCCCGTTAGTGCATCTACAGTCAGAGCTCCAGCCATGCCTAATTCGTTTGGTCCAACTTTCACGCTATAAGTGTCTACTAGATTTGAAGGAATAGGAAGCGTACACGTACCTATACTTTCAGCAGCCGCACCCTTAACGAATCCGCCCTGACTACTATTGTACGAGTAGTTCTTAAAAATAAGTACGATGTTATGCTCTCCGGGCGTGAGAGGATAACGATGTTGGACAATATTACTTTTGTCCTTTTTCGCACTTTTATCTTTTTCTACAGTCATCTTGCCTGTTCCCTATAAATAGCATTACTAGTATTTATATCGTTAATCATAATGGAAGTCCGATGGGAAGATATCATCAAGGTAGGTTTAAACCTAAGAATCCAAAGAAATACATGGGTGATCCCACCAATATTATTTATAGAAGTAGTTGGGAATTCAAACTCATGCGCTACCTAGACTCTCATCCTAAAGTTATACAATGGGGAAGTGAAGAATTGGTCATACCGTACCGTAGTCCAATCGATGGAAAGATACATAGATACTTCACAGACTTCATTGTAAAACAGATAAATAAAGAGGGCATAAGAGAAACTATAGTAATCGAAGTTAAGCCTAAGGCGCAGACAGTACCACCTGACGTGAGCAAAGCAAAGACTAAAACTGGTCGAGTTAGCCCACGTTACATAAACGAAGTTAAGACTTGGGGTGTGAACCAAGCAAAGTGGGAAGCGGCTGAGGAGTTTTGTAAAGATCGAGGATGGAAGTTTCAGATTATGCATGAAGGTCATTTAGGAGTAAAGTAATGTACGAATATAGAGCAAAGCTAATTAAAGTAGTTGATGGTGACACGGTTGATGTTGATATCGACTTAGGCTTTGGCGTCTGGCTAAAAGATGAGCGAGTCCGCATCATGGGTATAGATACTCCTGAGTCACGTACTAGCGATCAAGTAGAAAAGATTTTTGGTCTAGCGTCAAAGCATCGCCTCAAAGAGTTACTTGGAAAAGAATGTACGCTTAAAACATTTGCCGCAAAAGACGGTGAAGACATGAAAGGCAAGTTCGGGCGTATTCTCGGAGACTTTATTGTAGGCGATAAAACTGTATCAGAGATTCTTATCGAAGAAGGTCATGCTGTAAAGTATCATGGGCAAAATAAAGCAGATGTTGAAGTAGCACATCTAGGTAATCGTAACAGGCTAATGAGCGAGGGTGTTGTTGATCCCAGAGAAGTTCAGGAAGCCGCTAAAAAGATGAAGTAATATGGCAATCATATTTGACGAAATTCTCACAAAAGGCGTAAGAGCTGGACAGATACCTGCACGTGAATCTAAAGCACGTGATTGGTACCGTGAAACGGCTAAGTCTTACAAACGTGTGAATGAAGGAAAGTTAATGCGTGGAGACAAAGACCGTCTCACTACAAGACCTCTAATAGGGCATATGTATATGTACTACTACGAGGCTAAACATGCACAGACTCTCCCATACTATGACAGATTCCCTTTAGTATTTCCATTTAGAAAAGTGAAGGGCGGGTTCTACGGTATCAACCTTCACTATCTACCACTTGCGTATAGAGCCAAACTCATGGACTCATTATACGAAATAAGCAATAACACCAGATATGATGAAAGCACTAAACTGAATCTTTCTTATAAAGTTTTGTCTAGTGCGGCGAAGTATCGTTATTTCAAGCCTTGTGTGAAGCGTTATTTGACTAGTCAATTGCGCAGCCAGTTTATGTACATATATCCTTCCGAATGGGATATTGCATTATTTATGCCGCTTGAAAGATTCCAGGGTGCAAGCAAGTCTACTGTATTTGCAGACTCAAGAAGAGCAATAGGATAAAAAGATGGCATTTAATATATCAGATTTCACTGCGGCAATCAATAAGCACGGGTTAGCTAAGAGTAACCTATTCGTTATGACAATTCAAATGGGTCAGAATATGAAACTCGCAGGCGATCTAGTCGAAGCGAGTAAGATGGATACTCGGTCACTAACCTTCTTGTGTAAGAGCGTTGACTTGCCAGCGGTAGAAGTTGTAACGGCAGACTTTAAGCCTAGAGGTTACGGTCCAAGTGAAAAACGCCCCGTGGGGTTTGAGCTTGCTCCTTTGCCTACTGTCTTCATGGTTGACAGTAACTTTGGCGTACTTAGATTCTTTCATCGTTGGATGCAGACAATTGTAAACTATGATGTTGAAGCTGGCTATTCATCAGAAGTAAATGGCGGTCAACGTCCATACGAATTTGGATACAGAGACGAATATGCATGTACTATCGAAGTGACAGTATATTCGCAGAATCAGACTGATAAAACTTACAAGTATAAGTTTAACAATGCATATCCAATCGTTGTTGGCAATCAGACTGTATCGTGGGAGAATGCGGCTGAAGTTCTAACATTGCCTGTTCAGTTTGCATACGATTCTATCAAAGTGGAAGCAACTGAAAACGGTAAATTGACAGGCGACTTCGGATCACCTAACAGCATTCTAGGATTCTTGTCTGCGGCTAACACATTTGGGCAAGCACTAAATAACTTGAATAGACCACGAAATTTACAGGACTTAGTTAACACCGTAACTGACGTGAACACGATTCTCGGATCTTTAAAATAATTACATTATAGGAGTATATTATGCCATTACCTAAGATAAGTCAACCCTTATTTGAATTGACTATCCCATCATCGGGTGACAAAGTAAAATATCGCCCGTTTACAGTTAAGGAAGAAAAAATTCTCTTGATTGCTCAAGAGTCAAACGATATAGATCAGGTGATTCTATCTATTAAGCAAATCCTTACTAACTGTTTACAGGGATATGATATTAATAAGTTAGCAGTATTTGACCTTGAGTATGTACTACTTCAAATTCGTGCTAAAGCAGTGAACAACCAAATGACTTTCAAGGTAATTGACCCTGAGACTGAAGAAGAGGTCGAACTGTCTTTGAACGTTGACGATATCACAATTGTCCGTTCTGACAAGCACACTAAGTTGGTTGACGTAACAGATAATATCAAGTTGAGTATGAAGTACCCAACAATCGATTTCATTCGCAGTCTACAAGGCTCAGAGGAGAATCAAGAAAGTGCCCTATTCGATGTTATGAAGGCATGCATTGAGTCTGTAATTGAAGACGAAACGATTTACAAAATTAAGGACTTCACAGATGAGGAAGTTGATTCGTTTATCGACTCTCTAGATTCTAAAGTCATTAATGATATTCGTGACTTCTTTGATACTATACCAAAGATGAAATACGAAGCAAAGTATACAACTAAAGATGGGAAAGAAAAGACTTTTGTTGCTGAAGGAACCGAAACTTTTTTTATCTAGTGCTGAGTCACATCACTCTGGCATCATACTATAGAATGGTTTTTGGCTTAGCACAGCATCATAAATATCAGATAAGTGAAATTGAAAGTCTGCTTCCCTTTGAAAGAGACATATACTATGACATGTTAATAGACTACATAGAGTCCCAAAAGGAAGACTAACATATGGCTGAAGCATCAATACCCGATCTAATCGCCCGCATACAAGCTGAGGGCAAGTTAACTCGGAATTCAGGCACCAACTCAATCAAGTCGGTGAAAGAGGCTGTTGTCCCAGTTTTGAAGGCAATAGAGACTTCTTTATCAGCGACTAATATAGAGTTGCAGACCATAGGCAGACTTCTTGCCAAAGCAAATGATCTATCGGCTGAACAGCTAGAAGATATGCGCAGAGGCAACGACTTACAAGTTAAAGACACTAGCGCACCGAAGAAAGACGAAGATAAGCCATCTGTCGCTCCTCAAAGCCCAGCAGGAGGAGGAGATTCTTTAGCAGTCTTCGGTGGACTAGGAGGACTTAGCACTGCAATAGCTGGTACTCTAGGAGCAACACTAGGTATACTATCTGGTCAATTCAAAGCCATAAAAGCTTTTGGAAAGATGTTTACTCCAGAGTCTCTATCTAAAAATCTTAGAGGATTGCGGGTAGGCATTGCAATGCAACTAGAGCTATTCAAAGCCGCAGTGAATGAACGCATCACGGCTGTTCGAACCGCAGTCACCTCTGGCATGGAGCGTGTCAAATCATTTCTAAGTATAGGTGAAGAGAGTAAACTAGGCAAAGCAATTGCTAGTTTCAAATCATTCTTTGCACCTATCACAGAACTATTCACATCAGCAGCCGAAGCTATCAAGGGTCTTGCTCCAGCTGAGGGTGGTCCACTTAGTAGAATTAAGAATATAGCAGCCAGAATTGGAGGCTACTTTAAGTCTCTTGGAACCGTTATAGGCAAGGTAGCTGGTCTAGTCGGCAAACTGTTTGCTCCAATTGCAGTAGTCATCACTCTATTTGATACAGTTAAGGGCGCAATCGATGGATATGCCGAAGGTGGTATTCTAGGAGGACTAGAAGGCGCTATCACAGGCTTCTTCAATTCTCTTATCACTAAGCCTTTGGACTTAGTAAAGGACGCTGTAGCTTGGGTAGTATCTAAACTTGGATTTACCGATACAGCAGAATCAATCAAGTCATTCTCGTTTACTAAACTATTCAATGATATTGTAGGCTCTATATTTGATGGAGTCAAAGGTGCCATAAACGTAATTAAAGACTTATTCACGTTCGGAGAAGAAGACAAGACACTACTTGGCGCCCTTGGCAAATTAACCGATCTCGTGTATGCACCTGTTAACATGGCTATCAACTTTGTTAAAGGTTTGTTTGGATTCAGTAGTGAAGAAGACGAACCGTTTAAGCTTCAAGACTTCATTGCAGATACCGTTGGCGTAGCTGTGAAATATGTACAAGATAAGTTCTCGGGTGTTGTAGATACTGTAAGAACTAAGTTCGCTGAGTTTGGAGATTGGATTTCAGGTATACCAGACCGAATCATGATCGCAGGCAAAGAAATGTACATTAACTTGAAAGCTAAACTAGAACGTGGCTTCTTAATGTTTGGCGATTGGTTCGCATCTATTCCAGATAGAATTAAGATAGCCGGACTAGAAGTTATCCGCAGTCTTCCTGGTGGTGGTTTAATTGTAGACGATGATGATATTGCATCAGCCCGTCAAGCAATGTCCAGTCGATCAGGCGACCTAGATGCAAAAATTAAAGCTATTGAAAGTAGAAGACTTGAACAACTAGCCGAGCTAGATAATCAAGCAAGACAGGCAGCTGCCAATGTTATTGCACCTACTACAGTTAATAGCGGTGGTAACACAACTTCAACTGTAGCAAACTACTACACTACAACTGTACCTACCTCATCTTTGGATGGTGCACTCCCTAGATAAGAAAAGGGGGAGCTTTTGACTCCCCCTTTAAACTAGCGTCTTACCAATTAGTCATCAGCTAGATTTTTGAAGAAGTCGAGGTCGTCATCGTCATCAGATGAACTTCCGAACGACATTGCTTCAGCTTTTGGAGCGGGCGCTGTGTCCATTTCTGGAGCAGAACGCTCTTTGAACTTCGGAGTGAAGTCCATCTCCATATCGTCATCCTCAGCCTTTTGAGTGGGTGCGTGATGGCTGCCGTCAAGCGCAAGAACTTTGTAAAGCTTGGCTTTTAGTTCGTCATACGACTTGAAGTTTTTAGGATCAACGATTTCTTGTAGAGACTTCTGGGCTTTCCAGACTGCCTCTAGCTCCTCATCATCCTCGAGTAGTGCGCTTGGCGCTTCGAAGGATGAAGGCTCATAAGTGCGATACCCACCGTCACCATTACGAGCTTTAAGTTTGAAGTTAGCACCTTCCCAGAAATCGAAAGGATTGATAGGTGTTTCATCTTCAAACTCAGGATTCATTGCAGCATTTAGCTTATCAAAGATTTTCTTACCAAACTTGTAGAGGAAGACTTTACCTTCGTTCTGTGGGTTTGCAGGATCTTTGACCACATAGATATTTGCGTGGTAAGACAAACGGCGCTTCTGATTACGTGCGATTTCTTTATTGGCATCAATGCCTGAATTCCACAACTGGGAATTGTACTCTGAAACTGGATCATCTTGACCGATAGTTGTGAGAGAGTTTTCGATATACCAACCGCCTGGACCTTTAAAGCCGTGATCGAATACACGAACAAATGGCAAGTCTTCACCCTCAGGTGCTGGCAAGAAACGAATAACAGCATAGCCATTGCCTGCTTTATCGACTTCTAGTTTCCAGTAATCATCTGACTGAGATGGTGCGGTGTTGTTTAGTTTTTGAAGCTGAGAGTTCAACTTATCGAATGAAGATGAACGTTGCTTTTTGAGTGCGGCAAAAGATGTAGACATATTTGTATCTCCTAGTATATGCGCTATATTGCGAGTTGTTTACGTTGTGTATATTACTATATTTGTTCGAAGTTGTCAAGCAATATTTTCTTCATTTTCGCTTTATCATACTCCATGAAGGGAAAGTATTTCTTGACTAATCTATTTATATCTGGAAAAACTATCGTATCCTGTATAGCTTTTTCCCAATATTTTAAGCACCCCGTTAGATCACATAGTATCACAAGGGTCTCTAGACTAATTCGATTCATGCTGTAAAGTTTCAATACACGAGGGTGTTGACCATCCTCTACAATGAAGTTCGAGTTGAAGTCTTCATTGAGTTCCATAATATCAGACTTGAACCGATATGTCAATGCTTGTTTTCGCTTTAGCCAATCATTATAGATTGCTTCAGCATTATCATCTACTAGATCACCCGCCCAAGCATTCGGTTTCACTAATAAGTTAGCTAAGATGTAGTCCCTGTTGTCCTTTCTCTTAGATAGCTTGTAGAAGAAGAATTTGTCTTTTCGATTCTCGAAAGACGTGGCATTGGCTTTCACCTTGCCATTATATTTAAAAAAGTCATATGATGATGTAAAGTGTCTCTTCAGTGCGAGGTAATACACATATACATCAAATGCATCACGTGTACTGTACATACTCATACGGGTAACCTTGCAGTCCTCTCTAATAGATTCAACTCTTCAGCTTCGGCTTGTACAGCCGCTTTTAGAATAGGTGTACCTCGAATAAGTTCACCTAGGACTTCAATTTCAATATTGTGTCGTTCGGCATATTCGACCACAGCATCAATGTAGGGCACACCATTATCAATATACTGTTGTATCTCTTTAACTACGCTTTCGTTGCTTAGTTCTTTCAATTGGATATCTCCTCATAACAATGTATATACTATAGCAGGCTATAGCGTGGCTGTCAATAGCGTATTTCAGGAAAGAGACATTCTTTTATGAAAAGGTCCACATCGTTCTCATCTAGACCGAGTGACTTCATGACTCTTGGAGTGTGCGGGTTTTGTTTTTGGTATTTTGCATAGCGATTCTGCGCTAATGCAGTAGGAGCTATGTTAGCTTGGTTGTTGTACTCACCAACTCTTGCAACATAGTGTACAAGCGTTTTGATTGCGACTTTCTTCACTTGGAGAATTTCATCCATTTCTCTTACGTTACCAGCGGCTACCATATGCTCAGTGAATATCTTTTGAGCCCATTCTGGCAGTTCTCGTTCTCGCTTCCATTTCAAGTCAGAGGTAAGTTCTGCAAAGTCAGTGATAAGTTGATTGTCAGGATCAACTGTGGGTGAGAAATCTAAAAACGCACCGGTCATCTTATTTTTACCGGCAATAACATCGAACCCGTAAATGGGGGCTTTGGACCCCAAGTGAGGAAAGACGCACACGTGCATCATCCAAAGCCCCTTTTCTTTCCTAGCGTCTACAACGTCTAAGTGAGCACGCCTAAAGCTAGGACTTTGCCAAGTACGATTAATCCAAAGACCACTATTGTGATTAAATCTTCCGAGACCATCTTCATAGTACTCTTCGCCATATGTTTTAAATACCTCTATAAACGTATCTTTAAGTTCGATTAAATTATCCCACACTTCACTATTTTGCATCACACATTTCCTCAAACAGAGAAATGGCAAATTCGAAGCACTTATTCGCTTCGGGCGCCAATCTGTCTGGTTCGTAGCAGGCAAGAATCTCACGTAGTTCTGATTTGAGGGTTTCCTTATCCTCGAACACGTACATCTTGCCTGATCCAGGTACCCGCTTTGCAATCATAGCACCACCATACATATCGCCAAAGTGACGTACATACATGTGAGCTAGCAAATCGGGGTACTCTAGATTTTGAACGTGATAGCTATAAGTGATTTGCGATGGAGTCAAGTTCAACGGATCAAATACTAATCCATATTCCTCTTCGAGTTCTTGCAAATCCTCTTTAATAGCTTGAGCACGAAATACTTTATGCTTATTCTCAGGGAAGCCTTTTTCACGAAGGCATTGCTCAAGAATATTGTAGCAGTAAAATTGATTAGTAAGGTATTTGTAGTACAGTTCTGGGCTTATATTACCCGACATGAGAACGGAGGCAAATTCTTTGCGCTCCGCTTTCTTATGATTTTCCCACGTTAGTTCTTTTAAACTCATTATATAGCCTTTTTGTTATTCCCAGTCTACGCCCTTAG